TTCATTATCGTGCCCCCTTAAAAGAAAACGCCGTGCCAAGCATTCCACGTGGAACACTCAACACGGCGTCTGTTCGTTCAGATAGCCTGGTTACTTAGCAGCCGGTTTTCTTCGCCGGCTTCTTCTTACCGGCCTTTTTCTTTTTCGTCGCCATGCTCATACCTCCGGATGGTTTTAATTTCGACTTGCCGAAATGCCTTCCCGTCAGAATGGAATGTAATCGAACCGGGCAACCCAGACTCAATGAATTTCAACAGGTCTTGCTCGGTCTGGGCTGGAATCTTCATCGATTACACCCAATGCCAGGTGCCGGGCTCTTTCCCCTCAGAATACGGCGCAAGCGTCTGGTACTTCAGGCTCGGTGACTCTGCAAGGGCAAGGTCCGCCCTCAGCGTGCCCGAGTAATCTTTCGGTTCACTCATAGGGACCACACTGACAACGGCGCCCATCTGCTCTCCACTCGCCAGCACGTAATTCGCTGCCCGCTGACTATCCATAGGGAATCCCTCCAGTTCATTAAAGTAGACTTTGCGCGCACATCAGATTTCTATATACACCTGTTAGCTACTTCTTGACACGTCCTCCGTCTGTCAGCGAAGGGTTCCCCATCTTCTTTCCGCCAGCCTTGATGTCGGAATCCGAGAACCCCTCCGGCGTGGTTCTCATTTTCCCATGCCCATAATCGGACCCACGATTCCCGCTCTTGTCTGGTTTACAGTCGTGCTCTTTCATGTCACTCCTCCTGGTTGATCGATTTTTGCCGCAATGCAGACGCCACGGATCGGCGGCTGATGAGGCTAATGGCTGCGTTGATGCTGTCTCCCATACTCCCACAGACGGAGACGATCGCCCGCGCTTCATAGAGCTTCACTAGCAATTTGTCGTCTGTCATATTCCCCGTCAGTAGGTCATCGATCATCTCGCCCAGACGATCGATCATGGACCCCAGAATGATTTGCCCCGGCTGACTCTTGAACGCAATCGAGAGGGCCGTGCCCTCCGAGACGATACTGGCTTGCTGTTTGTCATCCATCGGTTATGCTCCTGTCTGTTCCTGTACCGGTTGCCCATTCCCCGCAGGTTGCCCATCCTGCATGCCTTGTGCGCCAGAGATAGCGGAGCCGATCGCATTCTGAATCATGACCTGCCGGTCGCGCATCATCTTTTCCTTCAACTCCATTTCGTCCATCACCAGCGCATCCTGGTTCAACTCTTCGCCCATCTTTCGAATCGTCTCGTACTGCTTGACGTACCCGAGCATTTCCGGCGTCATCCCGGCAACGGCGAGCAATTCCTTGATTCGGTTGATTTCGTCACTTTGCCGGAACAGTCGAGAGATCCCACGCACGCGCACCTTGCAATCCAATTCGAGCGCCTGCATGCGAACCTCTGGCTCCAATTCTCCTGAATTGGCAAGCGCCATCCATACGGGGTCATCGCCAAAGACATCCCTGAACCCCGGCCGGTCGAAATCGTCGTGGAATGTCGCCAAGACCTCCTTAGCCGCCCATACGATATGCTCGATCCCACGTTCACAGTCCTTGCCGATCGAGTCGAACACGCCGATGGATTGCTGGAGCTTCAGTGTAATTTCCGTCGCCGTCTTGTCGCGCTTCCCACCGGAATCGCCCTTGAGTAATTCTGTGATGAAGGTCCCGTTCTCCCATTGATTCCCGGACAGCGCCCACATGAATTCCATATCCTGAATGGTGCTGTCACCCTTGAGAACTGGCTTGACCACTGGCCCCTGGGCGCCTTTCCTGAGACGGAATCGCTTGCCGGGATACACCTCGTCGTCGTTGGGATTTTCGAGCAACGTCGGGTCAAACTCGAACATATTGTTGATTCGGAAGTTCTCGTTGTCGATGAAGAGGTTGAGGAGGTTATTCTGAAACTTCCACAGCGAGAGCGAGCTTTCGTAGATGCCGTAGCCATGGCTATTCATGACATGGGGGATGGGAGAAAAGTCTACCCACGGCCAGCGGAGCTTTCGATACGGATTCTCTCTCACGGCTCGGATCACGATGCCATTGGCCACGGTGAAGGTGCAGTTCCGCATGGTCATTTCGCCGTTTTCATCCAGGAGTGTGCCCCAAAATTCCTGAACAAGAACAGACTTCCGATAGGGATTCCGCTCATAGGCCTTGCGTTGCCCCCGGTAGAATTCATCGGGATCTTCTGACCGATACCCCGATCCGCTCTTGGACGACTTCCCGGTTTTCACCAAGTTAATGTTGGTGAAAAACCCCTGTCGCTCTTTCTCTCGCAGGACATGGAAATCAATCCATTCCTCGTGAATGTTGTAGAGCCCAGACCACGTCTTCCGAGGCTTTCGGTCTGGATCGGGGAAGGTGTGCCAGTAGGGGAAGTTGTGGAGCGTCAGGCGCGAAATCCCCTCGTCGTTGGTCTCCCATCCGATCTTGGTCGCCATGGACTGCCCAACCGCGAATCCCATTTCCGATGAATCCGAAAAGAGATCAGGGAGAAACGCGTCGTCGGTGGACAGCCAATAGCGGAGGCTTTTCTCCCAAAACTCAGACAGGAGTTTACTGGACTCGTCGTAATCGTTGGTGGATTCCAGGCCGAAATAGTGCTGCTTGTCGAGGAGCCCCCGGCGTACCAGGGAGCGGGCTTGCACGCAGGTCGTGAACGGCTTATTCAGGACGATCCGGCTTTGCCAGTCCTCCTTGTCGTTCATCTCCTTCATCTGTGATTCATGGGCTTCCCACAGCATGCGGTCTTTCGCCCGTCGCTCCTCGGAGTCCTTGTAGGACTCTTGGATGCAGGCTTCCATATACTTGACCAGATGCCCGTCGGGGATTTTGTCGGCTTCGTTGGCTTCGTCGCCGATCAGTTCTTGCAGTTCTTGATCGGAGAGCGTGGAGAGTTCTTGCAGGAGTTGATCGACGTCTTGTGTCTCGTAGCCGAAGGCCATCAGCCGAGTTCTTTCTCTAGCAGTTGTTGCAGGTGTGTCTCGAACTGGCTCGGCGGCCTGCCGTCGTCAATACCGGCGAGAAGGTCGGCCTCACGTTGTCGTTCAGCGGCGTCGTGCTCGGCCCGGCGCCGCATCTCCTGTTCGCGGTAGTCGGCCAATCGAGTATCGCCGACCTTGCCCACGTCGATGTCAGACATGCAGCCAGTAACCGGACGATCAGGGTCTTCACCATAACGGTACGCTCGACAGTTGCGGCAGAGAATGCCGGGGACCTTCTCCGGTCCACGGAATAGCGTGGCCCGAATCCAGACATGACGACCTAATTCAGTGCGAATGCTCGCCATGGATCACTTATACCAGTGTTAGCAGGGCCAATGCTTCATCTTGCTCTCCTGCCAAACGTCCGCCCCGTCATCCCCGGCACCGGCGGTCGGAATCGTGTATCGACCACATAGAGCACATTACTCCGGCGCTGCCAAATGATTGGGTACTGGTCGAGTGCCTCGATCGCCTGGAACCCGTCATCAATCCCAAGAATACCGCTTGCATCGACGGACAGGGCAAACCGGAGCCCATTGGCGGAGGTCAAGAGCACTTCGTAGAATTCCGCCTCGCGCACATCGTTCGGCCCATCAACGAACAGAATCCCCTCGTTGTCAATGGTGACGGCGTATGAAACGGTATCATCATCGGATCGGAGCTTCACGCTCGGTTGTCCTTGAACGATCGGCGCCAGTCTCGGCCCATCGGTTTGCGTCACGCCACTGTCGAGGATTTGTAGGTCCCACATTCGGCCAGCCGGGTCCAACAATGTCGGCTGATCGGCCATGCGCCAGTCCGTTGCAATGGCGCTGACGACAAGAGCCCCGGCTGAGGTCACGCGGAGATTCCACTCTCGCCCGTTGATGCTCCAGACGGGAAGATCCTGGTAAGACGCATCGGAGGCTTGCAGCAGGGCTGTGGCCGTAACCGTCGGAGGACTTCCCGAATCAAGCCCCAGCCGATAGGCGGCGCGTCCGGTCGGATCAACGAGCTTGAGCCGGGAGAGTGGGGTCGGTGCGTCGGTCGTCGTGCCCCCGACGCGAAGCACGCCGGCATTGGAGAGTTCCAGATACCAGTTCAATCCTCCGGCCTGGTTGATGATGGGCTGCGGGAATGTGGGATAGGTTTTCATCGCCTCTCCTTACGTTGAACATCCATGGAGCGCATACGGCTTTCCCTGCGGATCAAGGAGCTGTCCACTCTCGTTATACCAGAGGACTCGGCCAATTCGGTCGTGTTGGTCAAAATCATAGCCGACTACTGCCGGGAATGGCTGCGCGCCGACGACAAACATCGGAAGGTGTGTGCGGCGCATGACCTCACGATCAAAGGACGACAGCCGCCAGGGATGGGACGGGTGCGAATGCCAGAGGGCGACGTAGAGGTGGAGATTCACATAGACTTCGACCTCTCTCGGATTCATCCAGAATTCATCTTCCGGCTTGGGTGCATAGTTCTTGAGCACTTCGACTCGGAAGAAACCCTGCTCGTCACCGACCACAACCCCACAGACTTCCCGAGGCGCATGACTCGCCGAGTTTTCAAACATCTTCGTGACCAAATCAGGGGCGAGACTGAGATCCATAGCGAGCGGCCCTCCTCTTTCGCCGCATCAATTCACGCATGTATTGTCGGCGGTCGTGTTTTGGCGCCGAGACGGTGGCCTCCGCAATGGCTCGATTCAGGACTCGGTTCCCACATATCACACACCGAGAGGTATCAGGATACGCATACGGGTCATTGTCTGGAACCATAAAGCCCGCCTTGCAATGCCCACAGTCCATGCGACATCCTTATTGAACGGAATAGCCTCGCGCTCGCTTCCGCTCGTCGGCTTGGAGTATCGGCCCCAGGACTCGGACCATCGACAAGGCTCGCGCCTCAGGGTCACAGACATGCTCATGCCCTTCTCGCTCGTAGCGCGGCACCACCTGATAGCAGATCCCGCACAGGTCTCGAACGTCGGCGCGCTCGGCTATCGTGCGGATGGTGTCGATCAGGTCCTTTAGGTCCACGATCTTCTTCTCATCAAGAGCGAGTATGCTTCACAGTAAGTTCAGCACCAGTCATGTCTCCTGTGCTTTCCCTTCGTATATATTATGACTCATGTGATCCAACGGAGGCGGATTCCCATTCCATTCCTGATCGAGTCCGTTAACGCATTCCAGTAAACGATCCCGCTGATCTTCTGAATAGTTCAGCCGAGTCATTGCTTCTGCAAAAAGCCGTAACACATAGAACCTGGCATTTCGTTCACGAGAAGTCATCATCCCACCGCATACCCTTTCGCTCGTTTCTGCTGTTCGGCGCGAGGCCGAGAGGAATACACCGGCTCTTTCGGTCGGAACCAAATATGGGCAATGGCATGGGAGACGGCATCGCAGGGGTGGGAAAAGAGGTTCTTCAACGGTACATCGGTCACCACGCGCCCATCCGGCGTGACCTTGTAACAATACCCCCCGGCCAGTCCCCCCCGAATCCAATTCAGCTTCTCCCCCTCGGTCACCCGTGGCGAGACTTGCACCATGGGCACCCCGCCGGGCATTTGCGTCAGTACCCACTTCCAGGCTTCCCGGCGGACTTGCCAGGACGCAATGCCTTGCTCGAACGAGGTTTTGAGCTTCTCCTCGATGATCTTGGAGGCGGAATAGTCGCTGTTGGCCTGCTCCGGTGTCACCAACGAGGGATCACCGATGTCTCGGTATCGCTTGATCCGCTGATACCGAGGCCGACCGAGCACGTACTTCAGCTTGGTTTCAATGAGCTGTTCCATGCCGATGTTTTGGCCGAGGATGGAATCGAGGAAATGCAGCCGCCCACTTGGGGTAATCTGTGCCAGCACACAGGCTGGATTGAGCCCCCCATCCCACATCCGTAGCACTTCGGTATTCGGATCGGGGAGTATCCATTCCTTGGCGACATGCAGGCCCTCGTTGAATTCCGGGGTCACCGCCACGCCATCGTAGACCTTCGCCCGACGCCCTTCGACAAACCGGGCATGCAGATCGGCACGACCGGCGAAAATCTTCGCGGTCATATCCCGATCCACTTCGGACAGGTAGACGTTCTCCCCGCGCTTAATCCGATAGACCGCCAGAGATGGGATGATCGGGTCATCCTGCTGCCGTGAGGTCCAGTGCTCCTCGTCGGCAGGATTCATGGAGATTTGCAGCCGCTTGGGGGTCCCGGCGTCGGTCGGGTCCTCAGGGTTCCGCGTGCCACGAATCCGCTGGGCGCACACGAGGTACACCTCTTCCCGAATGCCATTGTTGCCGCTGGAGAGAATCGGCGCGGGCTCCTCAATCCAAATGAGGTCATATTCCCCGCCCTGAATCCGATCCAGACTCTTCAAGTCATCCATGCCGAACAGACTGGCATCAATCCAGGTCGGCGGGTCCCCGTCCGGCTTTTCATACCAGGCATTCACATCGGCAATATCGCAGCCTGCCCGGAACATCTTCTTCGCATCGTCCCGAAAGGCGAACAGCCCAGGAAACGCCCGCTGAATGGATTTGAGGGTGTTGGTCTTGAGATTTTGATGGGTGTCTCTGACGATCGCCACTTGCATCGGTCGAACGGGACGATACGGCAATCTTGGCCGCTCCTTCTCGTCCCGCCCTCGGTAGTAATCCACCATCCGGCGACGATGCCGGAAAAAGGCGGCAATGGCGCTGAACGTCTTCCCCTCTCCTGCCGGTCCCTCCAGCCACACAATCCTGGACGGGTCCTCACAAAACTCAAATTGGGTCTCGGTGAGTTTGAGCCTTAGCTCTCTTGGTGGGGCAGTGAGGGTTGCGGTTGTCATTGCGGGTTGATTACGACCGATTGCTTGCGTTGGCACCCCAAACAGAACACGCCGACTGGCCGTAGCTCGAACTGCCAGCATCCGCAGGCACAGAACCAGACCATATCTTGATCGACCTGGCGGAAGTTCGATTCCTTCCGCCGCTCCCATCGACGAAGCCGACCTGCCTCGATGTCAACGACGTTCCCCATAGAACGCTCGCTCTCGCTTGGCTTCCGCACGCCGGGCATGACGGTTTGGCCTCGGTGGATCAATTACCAGTGGCGGCACAGGGCCATGGTACACGCTAGCACGGAGAGCCGCATCGGCAATCGAGAGAGAATCCGAGAGAGAATCAGCCATGTGTGCGCCTCGAAATGCAAGCACGGCCTGGCTCGCCGTGAGCCGACGCCATTGCTCGGTATCCATTGGTGCAGGGTCCTCAAACCACATTGCCACCTCCATTAGTTCAAACTCGGATTCCGGCCCAGGCCGAACGACTCCAGACTCCCGGCTACCTGAATCAGACTCCGCTCTTTGAGCTTGTCCGCCAGACGCTCCACAATCGCTCGGTGGAGCGTATCCAGCCCGACGAGACACAATTGAAACGCTTGTTGCTCCGCCCCCGGCGCATGGCCGACGTAGACTCGCCCGGATTTGCACGCGACAATCTGGATCGTCGCCGCGACCTCCTCGGTAGCCGGAACGAGCGTTTGGATTGGTACCGGCTGGAATTGGTCGTTGTTCGCTCCGTTGACTGACTCGCTCATGATCATTCCCTCCTGCTGAGTGTCCTGCCCGCCGCTATCTCCATCGGCACCAACACCGCCACGATGATGCAGTAGGCCCACGCCAACCCCTGCACGATCTCCGAATCAGACTCGCACGACAGCCTGGCAATCGCGCAGGCCGACAGAATCAGAATGGCATCGCCGATCAGTTTCGACATCGCGTGTCGCCTCTCAAAAAGTCCATAGTACCCTATGGACGGAACATGTTCGAGGCCGCAGAATCGATTTGTGTGCGTCGTTTTCCCGCGGACTCCCGCTCAGACCCGCTCCAACACCACATCCGGCATGGGGTCCCGCTGCGACACGCCCGTCGGCTGAATGGCCGCTCGCGGCGTCACGTCGATAGTCGGCGGCGCGGACGATCCCCCACCACCCTGACGCTCAATGATGACCACGAGGCCGGAGCTCTCCGCCGGTTTGTTGTCCGACTCCACCCATCCCATCACTTTGCCAATCTCGATCAATGCGGAGACGCCCTTGACGCGAGAGGCGAGCTTGATCTTTTTGGTGTAGCCAACATGCTCGGCCTTGTCGCCCACCTTCACGAAATTCTCATCGACCTCAACGCTCTCAATCAGCACTTCCTCATGGTCGCCGATCTCTTTGACTTCGACGACATTGCCCACAGGATCGAACAATTTTCGCACGTCGGCATGAATCACCCCGCGAGCAATGCGCTCCAGGCCGGAGAGCCATTCGGCGCGGGAAAGCTGCACTTTCGCGACGACCGGCGCCATAAATTCTTGAATCCTCGCCTTGACCTTTACATCGGTCATAAGGCGCGACGAGAGCGTCCAGACGCTTTCATTACTCATCTTTGTGGTGTTGTAGGCGGCGCGATAGGCGTCGGACTGGTTTTTGCCGGACACGATTTCCCGACAGAATTTTTCCTGCTTCGGCGTGAGCGTCTTGATTCGATGTGGGCCCATAAATTCTGAGGCGGAGCGACACCCCCCTCCGTAGGTTCCCCCCTCGGACAATGGAGGATCGAGATGCGCGGAGTCTACGCGGATTCGGGACGTTTTGCAACTCTCAGGGAATCGTGTCGACACCCCTTGACAATCCCAATGGAATGGTATACCGTTGTCATATGAGAGCCTTATTCACCATTCGCCGAAGAGGAGCACAATCATGAAGCAGTCCGACATTCTCGATCAGTCAGCCTCTATCAATGTGTGCTGGTGCGCTCATGGGACATGGGGCGAGACCAGATTTGAGGCGACGCTACAATGGGGGCAGCAAGGCTGCGTCGCTCCATGCCTGGATGGGCTATTTGGCAAGCCGTGCGATCACGAGCAAACCCGAGCCCCGACATTGGTGATGACCGCGCCAACGCCATATGCCGGATTGGTGATTGAGCACGGGCGGCGCGAAATCCCCGGCCAATATGCGACCGGATACGACGCGCCAGAGAGCGGGAAATTTTATCGTGGGGCTCTACAGATCGGCGAGACGCCTCATACGTTACAACGGCATGGATGCCCCGCAGCGATTTTCCCCCATACGGCGGGATACCTCCATCTCGCGTCCGAATCCCCTGAAAAAGAAGCGGGGGAATTGACGCCGGGGCAACGACAGCTCCTCCTAGAGGCAATTCGGTTTGATTCTCCATCCAGATTTTCGGCGGGGCGGAC